CGGTGGGTGCTCCTGTTGACGCCGTGTCGTGGGCCATGCGCAAGGCAGGGCTTCCTATTCCAGACAACGCGGTCGGCGGCTCGCAGTCCATCAAGAATGCGCTGGGCTACATCAAGGCCAACCCCGACAACGCCCCGGCTCAGACCACGGCAGGCAAGTTTGCCCGCTCCGCTGGTGACATGGCCTCACAGGCTATCCTACCGGAAGCCGCCGTCGCAGGCATGGCCTCCCGGCTCAGCCCGAGGGCTCTCAACGTCGCTCAGCAGGTCGTCGGTGACGGCAGCAACGTAGCCCGAACGGCAGCCACAGGCGCAGCCGCAGGCGTCGGCGCTGAAGCCGCTGGACAAGCCACGGACGGCACCGCGCTCGAACCCATAGGCCGCATCGCTGGCGCTGTGGCGGGAGGCAGTGCTGCAGCTCGACTGGCCGCTCTACGTGGCGCAGCTAAGACGCAGGCGCTTCCGACGCTCGACGAAGTCAACGCCGAGAAGACCCGGCTCTACAACGACCCTACGGTCAAAGACCTTCGCATTCACCCGCAGGCGGTGAACGGTCTCGGCAACGACATCGCGCAGTCCCTCGACCAGCGCGGGTTCTTCCCCGAGGATCACGGCCCCGTCTTCACCGCTGTCAACCGTCTGCGCAACGCCAGCGGTCCTGTGTCAGTCGATGAGCTGGACGCGGTGCGCCGGTCTCTCAATAACCACGCAGGCCAGCTGAACGAAGGACGCCCGACGCCCACCGCAGCTGCCGCCAGCCACGCCAAGAGCCTGCTCGACGACTTCGTGCACTCCGACATGACGGACCCGGCGAACGTACTGCAAGGCAACGGCGCTGCGGCTCGTGACATCCTGTTGAAGGCTCGCGCCAACGCAGGCGCCGCGATCCGCTCCAGCAACGTCTCCCGGCTGATCAACAACGCCGAAACAGATGCTGCCACTGCCAACAGCGGCATGAACATCCAGAACCGCATTCGTCAGACGCTCAAGCCTCTCCTCAAGAACAACGAGGCGAAGATGGCCGGGTACACCGACGAAGAGCGTAACGCTGTTCGTAAGCTGGTGCTCGGCTCTGGCGCCATGAACGCTCTACGCCACGTAGGCAACGCCATCGGAGGCAGCGGTATCAGCGTTCTTCCCGGCGCTTTCATTGGCCACGCAGCTCTCGGCCCCGCAGGCGCGGCACTTCCCGCAGCAGGCTGGGCGATGAAGAAGGTGGCCAACGCAATCACACAACGGCAGGCACGCAACGTCGCGAGCAAGCTCCTCGAAAGCGCGCCGCTGGCTCAGCCAAAGGTCGCAGCCAACAACGCAGTCAAAGCGGCCAACAGCGCCGCAGCACGTCACCTCATGCTCCTCAGCACTCTGCGCGGCATGATGGGCGGCAACAACACAGGACAGTAATGGGGAAGCCGAGAGCGCCTCGCAAGAAGTCGCCTCGCAGCAAGTCCAAACGGAAGCAGCCCGGGTTCTCTTCGACACTGAAGAGGCTCTGGGCCACTCCGGAGTTTCGCGAAAAGATGAAGCAGCGGGACGAAGCCCGGATTGCTGCAGCGAAACAGAACCCAGAGAACTTCTGGCGACGCGGTGTCCCTGATGGGATGCGCAAAGCCGACGCGGACGCCAAGTGGGCTGAAGCGAACCAACTAGCAGACAGGTTTATCCAGATCATGAAAGAACAAGGCGAGTTGCCCGACGAGGAAATCGTTGAGGTGACCACGCTCGATGACGAAGGCAACAAGGAGACCATGTCGGTCCCGGTGCCCGTCAGCGACAACGGCAAGGCCGAGCGCGCCCTCCGTGAAGCCTTCGTGCTCGCGGTAGGCCCGACGAACTTGCAGACCAAGACACAGGCGATCCGCATCGTGCTCGACTTCACCCGTTCGAAGCCCGAGAGCAAGACGAAGCTGACCGTCAACCCGATGGCGTTCCTCGACGACCTCGATGACTGATCTTCTCTCTCCAGAGCAGCGTGCCAAGCGCAAGCGGCTCAGAGATGACTTCGAACACTATGCCAAGAACTGCGTAAACATCAGGACGAAGAAAGGTAAGATTACCAAGCTCGTCCTGAACCGCGTGCAGCGACGCTTCCTCAAGATGGTCCTCGACCAGTGGGAGCGCACAGGCAAGGTCCGGCTGGTTGTGCTCAAGGCACGCCAGCAGGGTCTCTCTACCGTCATCTCAGCATTCCAGTATTGGTGGCTGTCGCAGCGCAAGGCCCAGAAGGGTCTCGTCATGGCTCACGAAGGTGAGAGCACGACGGCGCTGCTCGACATGTACCGCCGTATTCACGACAACATCCCCGAGGTCGTAAAGCCTCACACCAAGTATCTATCCCGAAACGAGCTGAACTTTGATGAACTCGATAGCGGCATGCGTGTCGCGACTGCTGGTGGTCGTGGCGTTGCTCGCGGTGAAACCCTCACCTTCACGCACCTCTCAGAGGTTGCTTTCTGGCCCGTTGCCTTCGCTCATACGAACTTCAACGGTCTAGTGCAGGCAGTGCCGGAAGAAGACGACACGTTCATCTTCCTTGAGAGCACCGCGCAAGGTGTCACCGGCAAATTCTACGAGATGTACCAAGGCGCCTGCGATCCGACCAGCATTACCTGGAACGGCTACGAGGTGTTCTTCTCGGCATGGGTCGAGAGCGATGAGTACCGCTCACCCGCGCCCGCTAACTTCCAGCGCACACCGGACGAAGACGACATCGCGGCTACCGCACTACAGCTCTACGGCATCGCCGTGGATAACGATCAGCTGTACTGGCGCCGTAAGAAGGTCGGCACGAGCGGTCTCGAACTGTTTCAGCAGGAATACCCGCTGACGGCAGACGAGGCCTTCCTCAGCACCGGTCGTCCCATCTTCGACAACCTCAAGATCACGAAGCAGATCAAGGACTGCAAACCCCCGATCACCCTCAAGGCGGTCGAGGAAGCATTCGACGAGAAGACCCACAAGCCTCTGCCGCTCCGCGTTCTGCGTGAGCATGCACGAGGTGAGCTGAAGGTCTTCCGCGAGCTTGATCCCAAAGAGAGCTACGTGATCGGCGCCGACGTAGGCATGGGCCTGCGTCAGGGCATCAAAGGCCGCAAGGACGGTGACCCCTCGGTCGCCCAAATCCTCGACAGCCAGATGAGGCAGGTCGCCATGTGGCGTGGCCTGTGCCATCCCGACGTGTTCGCGAAAATTCTCGAGACACTGGGCTATCACTACAACAGCGCGACCATCGCACCCGAACGGAACAACCACGGTCTCGTGACCTGCGTTGCTCTGCGCGACAGCAATTATCCGTATCTCTACACAGAGCAGACGGAAGGCACGCTGGAGCCCGACAAAGACACGATCAAGCTCGGCTTCTACACGAGCGAGGCAACCAAGCCTCTGATCATCGACAAACTCCGTGCTCTCCAGCGAGAGGACGAAATTGAAATCAACGACGAGACCACGCTGAAGGAAATGAAAACCTTCGTCGTGAGTGAGAACGGCAAGATGGAAGCTGAGGCTGGCACACACGACGACTGTGTGATGGCCCTCGCCATTGCCGCTTACGCCCACGAAGGCAAGTGGAAGCCCGTGGAAGTCGACGACGATTTCTATACCGAAGCAATCTAAGGAACCATGGCGAAGAAGCCAGCTACTTTAACAGACGCGGAGATTTTCGCGAAAGTTGACGCGAAGAAGCAGAACAGCGTTGGCTGGTTCGATAGCCGCCTTGCTCGTGAACGCGAGCGTGTCACCCGATACTTGAACGGCGAACTCCCCAAGCGAGCCAGTGAAGGCTCAAGCTCCTACGTTTCGTCCGACGTCTATGACAGCGTCGAGATGCAGCGTTCGCAGTTGCTTGAGGTGTTCGCTGGTGGTGACCACATCGCTCAGTTCGATCCTGATCAGGATATGAACGCTGAGAACTGCCGCGTCGCGACCGAATACGCCTCCTACGCAATCTTCCGCCTCAACGAAGGCTACAACATCTTCAACAGCGTGATCTACGACGGGCTCACTGCCCGCGCAGGCGTCGTGAAGGTGTTCTGGGAAGAGAAATACACGACGAGTGAAGAGACCTTCGGGCCTCTCTCCTACGAAGACGCCTATGCCCTCTCGGTGCACGACGATGTGTCCGAGTTCGAAGCTGATATGGACCCTGCCACGCAGGCGTTCCACGGCACGCTGACGCGCAAGAAGGATGTCTCCAAGATCACCATCGTTGAGGTGGCGCCTGAGGAGTTCCTGATCGAGCCGCTGGCCACTACGGTGCGCCGCGCGAACTACTGCAGTCACCGGACGCCGAAGACCAAGGCTGAGCTGATGGAGATGGGGTATCCCCGCGCCATCGTTATGCGCATCCCCGGCGACGACGCCCGGGAGCTGCAGTTCAGCCCTGAGGTGCTGGCAAGGACCGACAAGACGACGGCCGACGCGAGTGACGACCCCATCGATAACGAGATGGAGTATGTGGTCTACTACGAGAGCTACGTGCGGATGCAGATAGACGCCAAGAAGGGCGTGAGGCTGTACAAAATCTGCCACGCTGGCAACACCATCCTCGACAAAGAGGAAGTGGATCAGGCTCCGTTCCTCGCTTACATCCCGCTGCCGATCCCCCACGTCTTCTACGGCAACAACTTCGCGGCCCGCGTGATCCACACGCAGAATGCCCGCACCGTGCTCTATCGCGGTGTGCTCGACCATACTGCCATCACGACCAACCCGCGCTACATGGTGGTCAACGGCGGCTTGATGAACCCGCGCGAGCTTCTCGACAACCGCCTCGGTGGTGTCGTCAACGTTCGTCGGCCGGATAGCGTCGCACCGTTCGTGCAGAACCCGCTCAACCCGTACGTCTTCCAGACGCTGTCGCTCCTCACGGAGAACAACGACAAGTCCACGGGTATCTCTGCTCTGTCGCAGGGCCTCAACAAGGACGCCATCAGCTCCCAGAACTCTCAGGGGCTGGTGGATAACATGATGAAGGCCTCCGGGCAGCGCGGGAAGATCATGGCTCGCAACTTCGCAGTCAACTTCCTAGTGCCGCTTATGCTTGAAGTCGTTCGCCTCGCTATCATCCACAAGGATAAGCGGGTGATCGAGGTTGCGGGTCAACCGCTCAACATCGACGCCGAGCAGTGGGCCGAACGCACGACCTGCACTGTGTCTCAGCACCTCG